TGGCTGCGCACGGACTCGGGCCGGTCGGACAACTTCACTGCGGCGCAGTTCCTGGCGGCGCACCCGGTCGGCTGCATCTTCGAGTGGAACAAGGCAATCAATCCAGGGGCTGTCTACGGCGGCACATGGAGGAAGACCCCGTCAATCGGGGCGCACACGTTTGAAAGGACGGAATAACATGGCATTCGAGGCTGTGGACGCGTGCTTCGGCACGCCGCACATCTCCAGCGACGACCTGGCGGCGCTCAACACGGCGGCCATCGGCAAGGCGGACTGCGTGCTCCATTACGGCGACGACTTCAAGGCGGTGATGTCAAGCGCCAACGAGTGCCTGATCGGCACGGGCGTCGGCATGGTCGGCGGACGCCGCTTCTGGAACCAGGCCGCGACATCGCTCACCATCCAGTCGGGCACGCAGGGCCAGAAGCGCAACGACCTGATCGTGGCGCGCTACTCGCGCACGAGCGAGGGCATCGAGAGCATCGAGCCAGTCGTAATCAAGGGCACGCCAACAACTGGCACCCCGAGCGACCCGGAGGTGACGGCCAACGACCTGAAATTGTGGCGCGTGCCTTTGGACGGCATCAATGCGGGAACGCCCGTGCGCCTGACGCCAATACTCCTGCCGCTTTCGGCCGCCATATCAGGCGTCAATCAGGCGCTCTCCGATTCCGGCTGGTACCCCGTGTACAAGACCGACAACATCGACGTCCAGGCGCGCAGCTTCAACCAGACCGTCTTCCTCAATGGCAAGATTCGCGCATACAAGATCGACACGACCTGGAAGGCAATCACGACGCTCCCGTGGAACTTCCGCCCCGACATCCAGACGTACTTCGCGGGCGCGTCAACGGACGGAAACAACGTCGTGCAGATGAACATCGAGCCAGATGGCGTGCTGTACGCGAAGACGCTCGGCGGCGAGGTCAAGGGCGTGACGTTCAGCGCGTGCTACCCGAAGAACGTGTAAGGGCTGGCGAGGACAATCGAATCAGGAGACCCCAGACGGGCAACGGCGAACAGCCGACCCGCCTGGGGTTTTCTTTTGCGCGCCGAAAACTGCGCCGCGTGACCCCTCGCGCACAATCGCGGGAGGAGGGCGAAGGAGACATGGGCATCGGACGGAAGGGAGGTCTGATGGAGCATTGCCAGGAGCACAGCGCCCACGAGAGGGCCATCGAGCAGCACGACCACAGGCTCGACACGCACGGCAAGAGCCTCGACACGCTGTCGGAGACGCTCGCCGCGTTGCGCGAGATAGAGCGGCAGAACCAGGAGCGCATCGACCGCATGGACGAGCGCCTCGCCGCGCTCGAAAGCGAGCCCGCCGACAAATGGCGGCGCACTAGCGACTACGTGCTGACGGCAATCTTGGGCGTGGTGCTCGGCCTGGTTGCGAGCAATTTCGGACTTTAGACAGGAGGAAATATGAACATCAATTGGATTCTGCGACTGAAGAACAAGGCGACGCTCACCGCGCTCATCGCGGCGGCGCTGGCCTTCGGCTACCAGGTCGCGGGCATCTTCGGCGTCGTGCCGCCAGTGTCCCAGGACGCGCTGGCGCAGGCGGCGATGCTGCTCGTGAACCTGCTGGTCGCGCTCGGCGTGGTGGTAGATCCGACCACGCAGGGGGTTGGAGACAGCGAGCGAGCCATGGGCTACACGGAGCCGAAGAAGGGGGAGTAATGGACGAGGAAGAGCTCAACGGCATGGGAAAGGGAGACTATAGCGACGGCCCTATCGAGGGGGTGGGCCGATGAGCATCACCTGGTACGGGACGCCGAATTTCAGCTACGGCAACAACGGCCGCCTCTACGTCTTCGTTCACATCTGCGAGGGCTGGTGGGACGGCTCGATCTCGACGCTGCAGAACCCCGCCCGCCAGGCCTCGGCGCATTACGTAATCAGCGGCTCCGACGTGGCCCAGCTCGTGAGCGAGAACGACACGGCCTGGCATTGCGGCAATTACTGGTACAACCGCCGCAGCCTCAGCATCGAGCTTTGCGGCACCACGGCGAACCCGCCGAGCACCGAGACGCTTGACACCTGCGCGAAGCTGCTCGCGGACATGTCGAAGCGCCACCTCGGCGGCGAGAAGCTCGTGCACGGCGAGAACATCATCTACCACCGCGAGGTATACGCGACCTCGTGCCCGTCCACGGCCAACATCGACTACGCGGTCGCGCAGGCGAACAAGATTCTCGGCTACGGCGGCGAGGACTATCCGTCTGGCTGGCAGCAGGACGGCGAGTGCCGCTACTGGTACGCCAACGGCGACGGCACGTGGCCGACTGGCTGGGCGAAGATAGGCGGAGCCTGGTACTTCTTCGACGAGTCCGGCTACATGCGCGCGGGCTGGCTTTCCGACGGCGGCAAGTGGTACTTCCTCAACGACCAGCACGACGGAACCTTCGGCGCGATGGTGACGGGCTGGCGCGAAATCTCGGGCAAGTGGTACTACTTCACGCCATCGGGAGCTATGGCCACGGGCTGGCAGCTCGTCAATGGCGCCTACTACTACATGGGCGAGGACGGCGAGATGGTCAAGGGCTGGCAGCTGGTCGACGGCAAGTGGTACTGGCTTAAAGAGGACGGCAGCATGTCGAACGACGAGGTGCTGCGAATCGACGGCACGTTCTACGGCTTCGACGAGACTGGCAAGATGCTCGGGCACTCGCTCGCCGCGTAGCTATGACACGCTGTGACAGAGCTGTGACATTTGGGGCGCCTTCGGGCGCCCCTTTTTTTGCGTTTATCCCAATGGGGTGTGGCGCGCCTGAGACCGCCCAGAAAACGCGTCGCGCATATCCCAGGCATATCCCAAGTCGTTGTTTTTTAGCCGATTTTGCAGAGCTTACAAAACTTGTAGAACGGCATAATGCCTGGTAAAACGCCCTACAGAACTTACGGAGCCTTAAACCTCGCAACTAGAGGTTGCTTGGAATGACGCTTCGCACACGATAAAGTTTCAGTAGGGAAGTCGATGGACGGCATTTTGAACGGTATTTTTTGGGAGGCCGTGAATGAAATTCGGAGAAACGCTTATTGATTTGCGCAAACGCAATGGGCTCACGCAGGAGGAGCTTGCGGCGAAATTGTACGTGACGCGTCAGGCGGTGTCTCGGTGGGAGCGGGGCGAAGTAACGCCCGGCATTGATATGCTGAAGCTTATCGCGAATGTGCTGAACGAGCCCGTTGCGCATCTCCTTGATTGGCCTGAGCATTACTGCGAAAGCTGCGGAATGATGCTTGCGCCCGAAGAATACGGCACTGATGCCCATGGTTCTGCCGACTCGCATTATTGCAAATGGTGCTATCAACAGGGCGAATATACCTATGAAACAACAATGGACGCCATGATTGAAGACTGCGCACCGCGCTTGGCGGAAAGCACGGGAAT